ATGTTCGTGTGCCTGGTAGGCAGTATGAACGAGCATTCAGCCGTGGCGAGAACGGGCAGAACAGTGGTGTTGCACCTGACTTCATTGACGTTCGCTCTAAGGAATTTCGTGTCATTGAGACGGAAGCTAAAAAGTATATCCGCGTTCCCGTCCTGACCCGCATTGATGTTGATGAGCCTGTCAATGCAAAAGATTGGGAAAGCAAAGACATTTCAGGCGCGAAAAGCCTTGGTTTCTCTGTGATCCGCAGACCGAACCATAAAGTAGCCGTTACCAAGTACGCTGGCTCCGTTTTGCTTGAGGATTATATTCTAGATGAACGCGAGTTCTCCATAACGCCCGTGTACGCGAAGAAACGCAAAGATACATGGTACGGCAAGGTTGAAGCATCAAAAGACCCACAGCGCGAACTGAACAAGCTTAGAAGCCAACAGGCCGACATCGTCAATAAAATGACGATCGATGGTTGGTTCTTTGGGCGTAACACGTTCTCTAGCCCACAGGAAAAGCGTAAGTTCGAGAAGGAAAGCTCTAGCGCAGGATTTCAAGTTGAGTTGAATGATATGAAAGAGGTGCCAGTAAAGGCGGAAGCGAGCGTTTTGCCGAGTGGTCTTGTCAGCGCAATGGAAACGGCAAGGGCAGAGATCAAGGAAGTATTGAGCATCAGGCCGGAAGTGTTGGATAGCAAGTCCACAAGCGGCTTGGCGATCATTCAAGGGCAGAAAATGGCCCTGCTTGGTAGTGAGTACCTTTATGACAATATGGCACAGAGCAAGAAACGGCTTGGCGTTCGCCTTGTCCACCTTATCCAGAAAATTTACACGCCTCGCATAATTATGAGCAGCGCACAGCGTAGACCTCTTGAGGTTGGCGGTGAGCAGATTGACCCGCAGAACCAGCAGCAAATGGACGCGCTTGAACAGCGTATCCAGACAGCCCTTGATAATGACGAACTGACAAGCCTTGATTTGGTTGTCGGTGAGACTTCACACAGCCCGAACAAGCAAATGGCTGATTTCAGCATGGCCCTTGAGATGCAGCGCGTCACAGGCGGTCAGGCATTCCCGCCAGAAATGCTTGTCGAGCTTTCCCCGCTTTCGGAAGATGTCAAGGCCAAGTCTCTTGCTGGCATACAGCAGCAGAAACAGGCCGCACAACAGGCCGAGCAAGCGAAGCAACAGACCGAGATTCAAAAGAGCCTCCCCGATGAAATGAAAATGGGCGGTGGTGGAAGACCTCCACAAGGACCGCCGCAGGGTGGACCACAAGGACCAATGCGCTAACAAGCCGAACAACTACAATACCGTAGCGGCACAAACATATTAAGGAGTTGGGAAAATGGAAAATGATTCCACCAACGAACAGATTGTAGAAGTTGAGACGATGACCGACGAGGCACTTGAAGAAGTCGTAAATGGCCCAAGTGAACCAGAAGTTGTTCCGGCAAATGTTCCGGCAGAAAGTGGAGAATCCAGCGAAGAAGCTTCTTCGGAAGTCGTTGAAACTCCTAAGACAGTTGACGAGCTACAGACGGAACTGGATGCGTCTAATACCCGCGCTGACCAGCTACAGGCAGAGCGTGATTTCCATCAACAGACCGTAGGTAAACACAGCGCAGAGCTTGGACACTTGCGGAAACAGGACGAGGCTTTACAGGAACGACTCGCGCAGAACAAGGCCAAAGACCCCGCGCAGATGTTCATTGATGATCCTCAGTCCATGATGGATGCCGCCGCCGAACGCGCAGAGATCAACCTTGAAATGCGTAACAACGCTAATCAGGTTGAACAAGTCAATCGCAACAACGCGGTTATGCAGAACGCTTACCAGATTGACACCAATTGCCCAGACTTGAAAGACAACATGGAAGGAATTGTGAGTATGATGCAGAAAGAGGGAAGCACTCCCGCCGAAGCCATACAAGCATTCCGACAAAACCCCGCAGCCTTTCCCGCTGAGTCAGTACACAGACTGAATCTGATGTATCGGCAGGAAAAGACAATTGCAGAACGTGACGCACAGATTGAGAACTACAAGACCCGTGGCGCAGATCAACTTGCAAAGGTTGAGAAGGTCGCACAACACCAGCCGATGACCAACGCCGCTACAGGCGCAACGGCAAACGGTGACGGTGGGTTCTCTCCGAATATGTCCACCGCCGAGGTAGCCGAACTCTCTGACAAGGATATCGACGCAATCATTGCAGCGGGAAGAACATAACACAAACTATTGAACGGTCATGGAGGCCGTGTTTATGGCTAAAACTACAATTACCACAAGTGATGCTACCACTAAAAAAGCGTGGGAAGAGAAGCTCTATCGAGATACCGTCAAGGCGACGTATTTCAATAAGTTTAAGGGCGAAGGCGCCAACTCTCTTTGTCAGACCAATAAGAAGCTTACAAAGAGCAAGGGTGATAACGTCACTTTCGCAATCCGTAAGCGTCTCCAAGGTGCAGGCGTAACTTCTGGGACAACCCTTGAGGGTAACGAGGAAGCACTGAGACATTCTAACTATAACGTATCGCTTGAGCAGTATCGTCATGCTGTCCGTGATGCTGGTGAGCTTGATCGTCAGCGTCCTGCATGGGATTTGAACATGGAAAGTCGTGACGCTATTATGGAATGGGGTGCTGAGAAGATGGATAGCTTGTGCTTCCAGTCCATTCTTGCTGATCCGACACGCGTGTTCTACCGCACTTCCGCAGGCAACTTGACAACTGGCACAGCTGCAACCGCTAAGGCTGCAATTACTGCTGCTGATTCCAAGATGACCCCGTCTATCATCGAATTCGCCCGCACTTGGGCGCGTACTGGTGGCGACCGCTCGCAGACTCCTCTTCGTCCTATCAAGGTTGAAGGCAAGGATTACTTTGTCCTCCTGGTCCATCCTGATGTGGCTTATGACCTGCGACAGGATGCAACTTGGACACAGGCCAACCGTGAAGCGCAAGAGCGTTCCAAGACTAACCCGATCTTCTCCGGCGCACTCGGCGTCTGGTCTGGTGTTATTATCCATGACCATGAAGGTTATTCCGAAAAGCCCGGTGGTGGTTTCATCGCTACCGATGGCGGCACAGGAACCGATGTTCCTTGGGCAAAGTGTGTCCTGATGGGCCAGCAGTCTCTGCTTTGGGCAGAAGGCAAGCGCGGCAAGATCGTCACTGAAGACTTCGATTACGGCAACGAAATCGGTCACGCATGGGAATTGATTGTTGGCGTGGCTAAACCTAAATTCGACTCGCTCGATTACGGCTCGGTTGGCATTTATGTCTCCCGTACTCAGATCAGCGACGCGGCATAGGAGGTAGATAGATATGGCTACTACCCAAACTTACTTTACTGATCACGCTCCTGCCCAGCAGGAACTCGGCCACCGTGTAACCAAGCTGTCTGCCAAGGTTGACTTCTCTGAGTTCAATGTTGGCTCCGGCGATACTGTGAAGTGTCTCAATGTCGCTGCTGATATGCTCGTTACTAACGTGCGTGTCATCGTCGTGACCCCCGAAGGCTCTACCGCTACCGCCACAGTCGGTGATGGTGATACCGCTAATGGATGGGATGCTTCTACCAACCTCAACGGAACCGCTGGTACTGTTACCGCTGGTTTGGCTGGCACCGATGCTTTTGCAACGGCTGGCAAGTTGTATACCGCAGCCGACACCATTGATATCGTCGTAAGTGCCGCCCTCGACACTGCTGTTATCATCGTGGAAGCCGAAGCTGTCCATTTGGAACGCTACTCCTAAACCATGAAAAACGTCTCCTTCCCTAGTTATGTGGATCTCCACAAAGGGGAGAAGGCATTGATATGTGGGAACGGCTGTTCCATTCGTGAAAAGGCTCCCGAGTTTTATTACGAGTGGGACGGCCCCACATACGGGGTAAACAGAATTAGATATTGGTTCGATGAGCCAACGTATTATTTCAATATTTACAAGCTGCAAGATTCAATGTGTCACAATGGCAAGCGCGTTTGGTTCGATTGGACGAAGAGAATAGGCAAGGTTGATCTGTTCAAAACTGGCAAGCTCTCATTGAACACCATCAGCCTCACAGCTGGGCTGCACAGAGATTCACTTGATAGGCATAGACTTTTGCCCACATCCTGACGGCGGGATATATTTCTACAACAACGGCAAGAGCAAACAATATTTCAGGGCTGAGAAACAGCAAGAGTTTTTGGACAAAATAAATAGGGCGATACAGCAGATGAAAGACGTTGGCATAAAGTTCATAAATCACAGTACCTACTCTAAGGTGATAGTCTAATGAGCAATTTATTCGGTAAAAGTAGTGGGCTTCACTTCCACGATAATAAGGACATCCTTGATGCCGCTGCAACTGAGATTGTGACGGTTGATGATGTCCAGACGCTTACTAATAAGACGCTGACTACACCTGATATCAACGGTCCTGATATTAACGGTGGCACTCTAGATAATGCTCCTGTAGGTGATACAACACCCTCCACAGGCTCATTTACAAACCTTTCCGCTGAATCTATTGACGAGGCATTGAAAAGCCGTCCAGACCTCACTTTTGACGAGATTATGAACTTGTTCTCAGGTGTGACGGAAGGGGAAGAGGGGCCGTGGGATGTTGTTGAACTGTCAGATATTGCCGCTGATGCCTCTACTTATGGTGATAATGGCTACGGAGTTGACAGTGTAAAGGTCACTGATACCGGGGTTGAAGTTGGTGAAACATTTGGGTCATTCTCTAAAATTGATGAAGATGTTCAGATATTCATACTTGGAGATTCTGGTACGTTCTATCGCGTTGTTTTAAAGTTTGTTTCTACAAATACTCAAATTCGCCTCCATCCAAACCACGGTGACGTATCAGCAGACTTCACAGGGACACACCTTGTAGTAGTTTGCAAAGAAGACACCGCAAACAAAACCACAGGCACACAGACTCGGCCAGAAATATTCCTCGGTAACGCAGTTAATACCGTGGCAGAGATTGAAGCCGTTATAGGTGGCACAGCCCCGCAGGATGGCGCAATCAACGCGGGGTATTGGGATGGTCCAACTTGGGAAAGTCAGTTGTTGGGTGATGCCCCCCATGGTACAAACTCCATAACATGTAGGCTTAATCGGAAATATATCACAACCCTTTCGTTGTATGTTCTAAACTCAGTTGGGGCATACGTTGAGTATACATTGGGTAGTGCTAATTCATCTCTGGGATACGCGAGGACCGGGGCAAACAATAGTGTACTTATTAATACCGTACAATCATGGTCCACGTTGGGTTATGCTTCCGAGGCCGACATGCTTGATAATAGTGCAGTCAAGGTAGTCTACACCCACGATGCCCGTCGAGCTAGGCCAAACGTCAATGTCGGCAACATAGAATACTCACACGAAGTAATTTTTTACCGCAACAGCAACAACTCGGCGCGTGGTGCGGCACTTGTTCAAGAGCTAATAGGTAGCGTTCCAACAGCATCGGCAGCGGTTGACACATCAAACACCTCTATTATCTCATACGAATGGGACGACGACGGGCTTGGAATCTACGATGACAGCACAATCAAGCACAATGTTATTGCCCCTAGCTCATCCTCTCCCAACGCCGTTAAAATCCAGTTTGGTTTGCACGGTAACGGTACAACTTGGGACTTGATACTGAAAGGGCAAGAGATTGTTTTTGACTCAGATTGGGGTGATGTTGGCGAAATACTTGTTGGCGATAACGTGACCACCACCACAGATGATAACGGCAATGTTGTTATTCGTGGGACATGGAAAGTACCCACCGGGATAGCACAGGTAACATAAGAGGCATACAGTGAAATTTATAGCTTACTTTACCGACGAGGGAACGCCCTCAACAGGACTCTCCCCAACCGTTACCATTTGGCAGGTTGGAACAGGTATAGTCATTAATGCAGCCGCAATGACCGAGATTGGCGGCGGTGCATATTATTACGACTTTACAACCTACGATGCCGAACAGGATTACTTTTTCAGGGGTGACGGTGGTGCAGGGCTTGCGGACCAAGATAGGTATGTTGGCGTCTCTAATGTCACAGGGCAGCTTGAGGATGCCATAGACGACCTTACAACCGCCTTCCAGAGCTTCGCAGGGCTTATCGGCACAGGTGATACCGTTTGGTGTTACACGCTCACTGAAACAGGCAGCGGCGATCCAATATCTAACGCTGATGTTTGGGTTACCAGTGATGCGGCTGGTACGACAGTATTGGCACAGAATAAAACAAACGCTTCCGGTGTTGCATATTTCATGTTGGACGCTGGAAGCACAGCCTACGTATGGCGTCAGAAAGCGGGATATACTTTTGCTAACCCAGATACAGAGGTGGTGTCATAATGGCTTGTGGAACCGGAACAGGAACGCCAGTTGTACCGCCTACAGGGTCTACGACTGTTGAAAGCCTGATAGAGAAAATACGTGTTGAATTGGAAGACTCGCAGGACGCCCGTTGGACTGATGCAAAACTTTTAGTCCTTACCAAGAAATCTATTGACAGAATGACTAAGGTTCTGATGAAGGCGAGTGTCAAGTTCGCAAAAAACTACGTCGATTTCGACACGGTTGTAGATGAGGACCAATATTCGCTACCCGGTGACTATATGGCACTAGATAGTATGTATAGAATCCGCAAGGAAGATAAAACAGGTTGGGCGCAGACCGTCATACTTCTCAATGATGACGAGTGGGAGCGCATGATATCAGCTACAGAAACAACTAACTGGCGCATTTGGGGCAGCAACATTGAAGTGTTTGATATGCCTAAAAGTGAAGTCTCGTTACGTTTCTACTATTGGCCCTCCGTCAATACAGGAGATTGGACCACAGACAACCTCACATCTTCACAGATGCCGTGGGGCGGTCAGATGGACGAAGTAATAGCCGAATACATCACACTGAGATGCAAGAACATTGACGAGAAAGACCTTCAATGGGACTTGCGTCTGTTAGCCAATCTCAGTGACGATTATCTAGACATTTTTGGAACAAGTGAACCGTCAGCCGGAACGACTCAGGGATTTTTCCCGAGCGAAAATAGTTGGAATAGTTACTAATTATGAGTAGACAGCGCAGGAAAGGGAACGTCTCCACGCAAGACTTCACCATGACGGCGGGCGTCAATTATGGCGTAAGCCCGATTGACCTTGGGCCTAATGAATTGGCACGGTCAATGAATCTGTTCTATCCCCGGCAAACGAAACGCATTACCACCCGCTGGCCTATGGCGGCATGTACGTCCGATGGTAACAGTTTGCCCGCTCCCATAGTCAAGGGGGCATCGTATTACAACGGCACCACGCAATATATGATGTGTGTCAGTGGTGGCAAACTCTACTACATGACTAAGGCCACTCTTGATACTACTCCGGTATGGACCGAGATAGGTAGCTTGACCGACGATGTAGTCAAGCCAAGCGTGTTGACGTTCAACGGGCTGTTCCTCATTGCCGATGGCGGCCCATCTATACGCTATTGGAACGGAACCACCTATGGAACGCTTTCTAACGGCCCAGAAGGATGCACGGCCCTGCTAGAGGCTAGGAACTCCGTATGGGCCAATTCAGGCACAAATTTAGATGAAGTGGGTATATCTGCTGCTGAATTTACAGGCACAGACTTTGACCAAGGCGGCGGCGCGGTATTTATCAAAGCTGGTTTCCTTTAGTAGTTTCAAAGGCTAACAATGAACAGGGTGAATATCAATTGCGCCTTGTCGATGTAACCAACGTAGATAGAACCACTTGGCGAGTGAGCGATCCATTCATAAACAAAGAAGCCGCACAGAATCCGCACGGTATCTTGACTACTTCAAACAGCGTCTTTTTCTTCGATGAGACAGGCATAAAGCGCGTAGAGCCTACTGACCAATATGGAGACTTGCAAAGTAGTCCAATATTTGGTGATAGGATCAATAAGACATTTGAAGCATTCTCGGCAACGGTCAGCGAGATAACCTACTTACCGACTCTCACGGCGTTTATATTGCTTATTAAGAATCACCAGCAACAATATCTATATTTCCCGCGCAATAACGGGTGGTGTCCTTGGCGTCTATCAGACGTTGTTATCAACTCAGTGGTCACCCTCGACGAGACTATCTACCTGTTCTCTGAAAACGGCATACTCTACAAGCTAGATGAGACAAAAACCACGGCAACCGATGAACTCACACAAGGCGGGATTGAAAAAAACATAGCATCATTTGGACGGACAAAGCGCGTTATTGATCGTGGTTATGACATTAAACTCAGACGTTTAACAGTGTATATCACGCCGTTACAAAGCGGAGACATTACATTGAGAGCCATCACATCCGATGGGACCACAGCAGTTCCTATAGGAACCTTCTCCATAGATGACGGCATAAGCTTATTAGGACTCGCTGACGGGCTTCTAGGCGAAGCTGACGGGCTTCTAGGAGATGACGGCGCGTTAGCATTGGCAAAGAGCTTGTGGGGTGGCCCTCGTTCCAACGGCATACAGATAGAATGGGCTGGCGATGGTGTTGGATATGAGCTTGATTATATTTCGACTGAATTTGAAGGACCATTAGGGGGCTAATATGGGCGCATATGGTGATATTAGTGGCGGCACTATGGATAGCAACTATGGGCCAGGGGAGAGCATCGGGCACACTGGGGCACCTTCTGTTACTCGGTCCTCCAAGGGCAGTCCTCTGGGTGGCCACGGTGATCCACTGGGCGCTATAGCGGCTACACTTGGTCCTACATGGGGTGCTAACAATACCATGTTTGCATACAACCCTTATACGGGGCAACTTAGCCGTATAGGTACCCCATCTCTAGGTGGCGGGATGATGGCTACTGTAGCTGGCAAAACTGGTCCTATGAGCGGCGCATATGACACTGCCCATTATCAGAATCTACAGCGCAATATCGCTCAAAGATCAACGAATAGAGGCATCGCTAACGCCATTGATAGGACATGGGAGCAACGTAACGTAACCGATGAAATGACAAAAAGCCTTATGTCTAGAGCTAGGCAAGAGGGTAGGATGACTGATTGGGAAATGATGGGCCGTGCATTCTCAGGCGAGGAGGAGGGTAGACACCAATCAGCCATACAAGATAGCAAAGATTTTAACGAATACGGCGGTCTGCTCGGTAATATAGGCAATTATCTTGGTTTTGGTCAAGGCGCTGACGATGTTGTCACCGACTACGATTT